TTGGGGACACCTGGGGAGAGTTATTGCGCCGTGGCGCGGTCAAGGACCGTAAGCATCCTGTCTTCGAGGTGCGGCCTGACGGCACAACGACCAACAAGCCCGTCCTGCTTGACCCTGTGGAGGTCGCCGACATCCGGAAAAAAATGGGTCCGTACACGTTTGCCTGCCAGATGCTGCTCAACCCCCTGGCCGACGAGGCGCAGGGTTTTAGGCGCGACTGGCTGATGTACTGGGAGCCCATGGGCGTGACCCAAAAAGACCCGGGTTGGCGCGGGATGAACCGCTACATCCTTGTGGACCCGGCCAACGCCAAGAAAAAAAACTCGGACTACACGGTCCTGGTCGTGGTCGGTCTCGGTCCCGATGGCAACACGTACTTGATAGACGGCATCAGGGACCGGATGAACCTCGCGGAGCGCACGAGGGCACTGTTCAGGCTGCATCGCAAGTACCAGCCCCGGGGCGTGGGGTATGAGCAATACGGGATGCAGGCCGACATCCAGCACATCCTGCAAGCCCAGGCCGATGCCAATTACAGGTTTGAGATCACCCCTTTGGGCGGCCGGACCCCCAAACACGACCGGATCAGGCGCCTGGTGCCCGATTTTGAGGCCCACAAGATTTATATCCCGTGGCGGGCATACTTCGTGGACTACGAGGGCAGGCAGCAGGATTTTGTTCGCATTTTTGTGGATGAGGAATATCTTGCGTTCCCCGTCAGCGTCCACGACGACATGCTGGATGCCTTTTCCAGGATCAAGGACAAGGAATTGGGCGCGATCCCCCCACGCGTAACCGATGACCCGCTGGTCATGGGGCAACAGCAGGGGCGGCAGGCCCAAATGGACTACGATGTCCTGGCGGGGGCGTAATGAGCAAGATGCGAGCTATCAATTTTCAACCCGAGCACCTGGAGAAGGTTGAACTTTGCCGGGATCATCTCCACATCTACGGGCTGTTCGGTCGGCCCGTCGAGGTCCTGGCCAGGCTGGTCAAGGTTTCTGCCACGTACACGTTCATTGTGGATGACCAGCCCGTGGGCCTGATTGGCCTGGAGCATATCTGGCAGGGCGTGGGGAGGGCGTGGCTAGCCTTGTCCGACGAGGCCAAGCAGCACCCCGTGGCCCTGGTCAAGTGGTCCAAGGCGTTGATGTGGACCCTGGTCAAGGCCTGGAAACTCCACCGCATTGAGGGCGTTGTCAGGGCGGGATATGTCGCCGGCGGACGGTTCGCCCGCCATTTTGGGTTCGTAAGTGAGGCCAGGATGGCCATGTACGGCCCGGACGGTTCGGACTTTTTTCTGGTGGCGAGGACTTTTTGTGAGCTGCCTGGTCGAGCTTAGATGCCCGCATTGCGGGTGCCTGCTGTTGAGGTGGGACGGGCACGGCCAGGTCGAGGTGAAATGCCGAAAATGCAAACACACTATTGCGAAGGGAGAGAAAAAAAATGAGTGGAGGCGGAAAAGGCGGGAGTTATCCCACACCCCAAGTCCCGAAAGCTCCAACATCCCCGGTTCCCCCGGAGCCGGAAAAGCCGGCCATGCCCGAGATTGACTCCGAAACCGTAAAAGCGGAACAGGAAAAAGAGAGGAAAATTCGACAGCTGGCCATGGGGAGGGACAAAACCAACATCACACGCAATATGCTTGCTGAAGAGGATGCCCCGGTCAAACGGACCACTTTGGGGGGATAAAAGATGTCCCAGGACAAACGGACCGACAAGTATTTTCGGCGCCTCCATGACCTCAAAAGCGAGAGGAGATCGTGGGAGAGCCTGTTCAAGCGCATCTCCGACTACGTCTTGCCCCGCAAAGGTCGGTTTAACCGCGACGTTAAACCCAACGACGGCCGGGAAAAGGGCGACAAGATTATTGACGACGTGGCGACCCGGGCTCTCCGTGTCTTGGCCGCGGGCATGCAAGGAGGGCTCACTTCCCCGGCCAGGCCGTGGTTTCGTTTGAGGACGCAAGACCCTGACCTGTCGAAACAAAAGGGCGTCAAACAATGGCTGTATGAGGTCGAGCAACGCATCTACCAAGCCCTGGCCAAATCAAACTTTTACAGCCGCATCCACGGGCTCTACACCGAGCAAGCCGGGTTCGGCACCGGCTGCATGATCGAAGAGTCCGACCCCAAGACCAGGGTTCGGTTCGATTTGTTCACCACGGGCGAGTATTGGCTGGCGACCGACGCTCACGGCATGGTGGACACTCTGTATTACGAGAGGCAGATGACATCCCGCCAGCTGGTCCAACAGTACGGTCTCAACGCCCTGCCCAAGCAGATACAATCAAGCTTGCGGGACAACACCAACCGCGATCAATACTGGAAGGTTTTACACTGCGTCCAGCCTCGAGACGAATTTGACCCGGAGAAAGGGTCGCGTGGCGTCAGAAAGCACATGCCTTTTGAGTCGGTTGTGATCTGCGAGCAAGAGATTGTGTTCGAGGGCGGCTATTTCGAGTTTCCGGTCCTCGCCCCGCGCTGGGACGTGACCGGGGCCGAGGTCTACGGACGTTCTCCGGCCATGGACGTGCTAAAGTCGGTTATCGTCTTGCAGGAGATCAACAAGACCGAACTGATGAGTCTGCACAAGATGCTCAACCCCCCAATGAAGGTCCCCGTGGAGTATTCGCATCGGCTGTCGTTGCTTCCGGGGGCAGAAAACCCAATCTCCTCGAACAGCCCGGACGCGGTTGGCCCGTTGTATCAGATACAGCCCGACATCAAAGCGGCCGAATACAAGCTGGAGAGGGTGGAGGCGCGTATCCGCGAAGGCCTGTTCAATGACCTGTTTTTGATGATCCTGGAGAGGCCCGGAATGACGGCGACCGAGGTCGTCGAGCGCCACGAAGAAAAGCTCCTGATGCTCGGCCCGGTTATCGAGCGCCAGCAAACCGAGCTACTCGACCCGTTGATGGAGAGGACGTTTGCCATCCTGGAACGTCAGGGGCTTATCCCTGACCCCCCGCCCGAGGTCGAGGGCGAAGACCTGGGAGTGGAGTATATTTCGCTCCTGGCTCAAGCTCAAAAGCTGGTGGGAACGCAAGCTATTCATAGCCTGGCGGCTTTTGTGGGCAATCTGGCCCAGATGAAGCCGCAGGTCCTGGACAAGATTGATGAGGATTCGGCTGTGGATGAGTACGCGGCCATGGTCGGCGCGCCCCCCTCGGTGGTCAGGTCGTCGGACCAGGTCGCCCAAATCCGAAAGGCCCGGGCCGAACAGGAAGCTCAGATGAGACAGCAGGAGCAGACCTTGGCGGCTCAACAGGCCGCGGGACAGGCTGCCCAGACGGCCAAGACCCTGAGCGAGACCACAACCAACAATCCCAATAATGCGCTTGGAGCGCTGCAGGAGATGATGACCGGTGGCTAATCCGATTTTAGGGCAGGACCCCGACGAAAAACTGAAGAAGCAGTATCCGAACCTGTTCTGGAAGCCTCCGAGGTATAGAGCAGGGGTGACCGGACCGGATATTCAATTGGCCTGGCAGAGGGAGTTCGACATCCGCAAGTCGGCCATGTTCAACGATCAAGCCGCACAGAGGCGCTATCAGCAGCAAGTTAAAACCCCGGATTCGTCTCTGGGTCTCACTCCAGAGCAACGCGGCAAGGGAGGGTGGCTCCAAAGCCGGGTGACGCCCAAAAGATGGCAGGAGCACGTGGAGAAGGAGCTTGAATCCAAGGGATGGAGCAGGGACAAAGCCCCAGCAGATTTCGATCCGTCCGGGTACACGATTTTGGACGGTCGGGCCTATACGGCCGAGGAGATGCAAAAAGCGGGGTACCAGCTCTCGGACGGTTACTGGACGGTCCCGGACCCCTACGCCGCAGAGCGCGAAGAAACAATAAAAACAATTAAAGACGGAGAAAAAAAGACTTTGTCCAGGGCCACGATTTTAGGGTCACGATCTGGGCTTCGGTCAACTAAGCTGACCGGTCCTCGCGGGGTGGAGGGATCGGCTCCGGTGGCGCCGCGGGTGCTTCTTGGCGCCCCCCCGGGCGACGAGGAAATCAAGAAAAAGAGAAAAAAATGATGGAGATATTGGAGCACGTTGAGACCCTGAATGCGGCCCAGAGGCGAGAGTTCGAGGCCCTGCTCGAAGACATTAAGATTGTCTTCGGCTCCGAAAGGGGAAAAAACGTCCTCGTATGGATATTGGACCAGGCCGGCATTAACAGTTCGGTTTTCACCGGCAACAGCAAGACTTATTATCTTTCGGGCCGCCAGGATTTTGGGCAAGACATCCTGCGCATGGTCAACGTGGCCGACCCGGAAATCTATCTGTCCATTCTGAGGCAGCGTGCGCTGGATCTCAGGGAGGACAAAAATAAAGGAGATATAGCATCATGAGTGACGATCCGATTCTGGGACAGGATAACACCGGCCCCCAGGACGGCGGGAACGAAGGCGGTACTCCTGCGGACAATTCGGGGCAAGACGCTCCAGAGACCAAAGTCTCGGATGGGCAGCCGCCCGAAACGTCCCAGGACGGCGACAAAAAACCGGATGGACAGGAGCCCGACGACAAAAGCCAGGAGCCCGACGACAAAAGCCAGGAGCCCGACGACAAAAGCCAGGAGCCCGACGCTCCTGACATCCCCGAGAGCCCTGACGGCTACGACCTCCAGGTCCCCGAGGGGATGACGCCAGACCAAGAGTTGTTGACCCAATTCAAGGGCATGGCGCACGAACTCAAGTTGTCCAATGACCAAGCCCAAAAGCTGGTTGAGTTCGAGGCGGCAAGGGTTAAGGCCCAAAATGAGAGCCTGGGGCAACAACTGAACGAGTGGAATGAGCAGATCAAGCAGGAGTGGGGCAACAAGTACGATGAGAACCTGGCCGCAGGCAAAAGGGCTCTTGAGGCGTACGACAAAAACGGCGAGGTTTCCCACCTCTTGTTCCAGACCGGCATGGGCTCAAACCCCGCTGTATGCAACTTCCTCGTTGCGATTGGCAAAGACTTGGGTGAAGGGGGGAGCCCCCAGGGCAAACCCGCGCCCGAAAAGCGTAGCTTGGAAGACAAGCTCTACACGACAATGAGCGATTAACAAACACCATCCCCCGCCGAGCGCCACCGAGTGCCTGGGGTTTAAGGAGAGAACACCATGAACACGATTGGCACCAGCCTTACGCTGGCAGACTGGGCAAAGCGGCTGGACCCGGACGGCGCTGTTGCCGACATTGTTGAGATCTTCAACCAAACCAACGAGATTCTGGACGACGCGGTATGGGTAGAGGGCAATCTGCCCACCGGGCACAGAACGACAATCCGTTCTGACCTGCCCGAGCCGACCTGGCGCAAGCTGAATTACGGCGTCCAGCCCACCAAGTCCATCACCGCCCAGGTGGACGAGACCTGCGGCATGCTTGAGGACTACGGAGAGGTGGACAAGGCTCTGGCCGACCTCAATGGAAACACCAAGGAGTTTCGGTTGAGCGAGGACCGTGCGCACCTGGAAGGGATGAATCAGGAGTTTGCCTCGGCCCTGTTTTACGCCGATACCGACACTGATCCCGAAAAGATTCTCGGGTTCGCGCCCCGTTACGACTCCTTGAGCGACACCAATGTCGTCAACTTCGGCGATTCCGGTTCGACCTGTACCAGCATTTGGCTGGTGGTCTGGGGCGAAAACACCTGTCATTTGATTTTCCCCAAGGGGAGCAAGGCGGGTTTGTCGGCCAAAGACCTGGGCGAAGTGACCCTGACCGATGCGGACGGGGGGCGCTATCAGGGCTACCGCACCCACTATAGGTGGTACTGGGGCCTGGCGTTGCGTGACTGGCGATACGTTTCCCGCATCGCCAACATTGATGTGAGTGATTTCACCTCGGATCAGCTCCGCAAGGCCATGATTGACGCACTCTACAAGGTGCCCAACTTGCGCATGGGGCGTCCGGCCTTCTACTGCAACAAGACCATCATGGCCGCGTTGTCCAAGGAGGCCGAGGAAAAATCCAATGTCGCCCTGAAGATTGAAGAATGGGCGGGAAAGAGAATCACCTCTTTCTGGAACGTCCCCTTGAGGCAGTGCGACGCGATCCTGAACACGGAGACCTCGATCAGCTAACCGACAACCAGGGGGCTTCGGCCCCCTGAAGAATAGGAGAATACGAGATGTACATTGACGCCGACCTGGAATTTGCAACCGAGCAGGCCATAACGGCCAGTGCGGTCAGCGAGAACATTGTCAACGCCGGCGCGGCCAACCGCCTGGGAGGCTGCAAAGTCCACGCATTTGTGGATGGCGAGGATTTTACCAAACTGACCAGCCTGACGGTGAGCCTCAAGTCCGCCGCGACCGCCGCCGGCGTCGCGTCCGGGACCACCCACTGGACCTCCGGGTCCGTGGTGCTGGCCAGCCTTGTGGACGGCTACGTCTTCGACTTGCCGGACATCCCTCGGGAGCATGGCCAGTATTTGGGGCTGTATTTTACCGTGAGCGGGACCAATCCGGACGCGGGTAAAATATCGGCCGGGATCATCCTGGATCGTCAGACCGCCGAAGGCGAATAACTCAACCGGGGGCCGGGTGCGACCCGGTCCCCGATAAACAGAAGGTCCACAATGAAATACGTTTGTATTAAAAAATGCTTCACTTTTGCGCCGTGTCATCCGGAAAAGGCCCGCCTGTACAAGGTGGGCGAGCAGGTGGATGCCCCGGGGAAGTGGCAGCATCCCCACTTTAAGTGTTTAGATGAGAGCGAAGAGGAGGCGGGGATAACCAGGGAAGAACTCTTGGAAAAAGTTAAGGCCCTGGGGGCCAAGAACGTTCATCCCCAGACAGGGCTGAAAAAGCTCCAAGCCTTGTACGAGGAGATGACCAAATCCCCGGAAACGATGTCCGAAATGACCAAGGCCCAGGCCCGGGCCGACAACAAAGCTCAGGCCGCCTTTGCAGGGGAAAAGGCCGTGAGGAAATAGGCCATGGCCTCGACCACGCAAATTTGCAATCTGGCTCTGGCCAAATTGGGGGCCAGCCTGATCACATCCATGGAGCAAGCCAACTCCAAAGAGGCCACCTTGTGCTCTTTGGTTTATGAGCGGGTCCGGGATGCGGTTTTGGAGGAGTTCCCCTGGCCTTTTGCCACTAGACGAGACAGCTTGGCCCAGCTCTCCGAGACTCCGGCCTACGGGTTCGACTTGTTTTATCAGATGCCGAGCGACTGCCTGCACATCCTGGAACTCTACCCGAATGGACAGTTTGTTATTGAGGGGAACAAGATCGCGACCAACGTGGTAGATGCTTCCGCGCGCTACATTTTTCGCGAGATCAATCCTAACCGCTATAGCGCCAGTTTTATTTTAGCCCTTGGCTTCAGGCTTGCCGCAGAGCTGGCCGAGCCCATTTCCGGGTCCACAAGCAAATCGCAAGAGATGTGGCAACTCTACCACCAGCAGATTGACAGGGCCAAATTGACCAACGCCTGCAAGGGCCGGTGGCCGCAACCAAATCCTGATCTCTGGCTGTCGGCCGCGGGGATTGACCAGTCCTCTACGTCGGACGATCCCAATCAGTATCTGCCTTGGCTCCGGCCGGAATACGGGGAGTGAGCCAGTGCCTCCGCACCTGATACAAACCAATTTCGGCGCGGGCGAGATAGACCCCAGGTTGATCGCCCGCGTTGACCTCAAAAAATATCAAGACGCCCTGGACACCCTGGAAAACGCCTATGTGCTCCCCCAGGGGGGGGTGGTTCGTCGGTCGGGCTTCAGATTTATCGAGGAAGTAAAAGGGCGGGACTTGGCCGTCAATGGCACTTTCGACGCTGACTCCGACTGGGCGAAGGGCACGGGATGGACCATCTCCGGGGGGGTCGCGACACACGCAACAGGCACAGAGTCGGACCTGTCTCAAGATGTGGGCCTGGTCGCGGGCAAATGGTACGAGGTAAAGTTCACGGTTTCCGGCTATTCGGCCGGGAGCCTGACTCCTCTTTGCGGGACAACAACGGGATCGGCCGTGTCCTCAAACGAGACCAGCACCCAGGTTCTCTTGGCCGCGGGAGATTCCACCTTGCGGCTGAGAGCCAGCAGCGACGCAGATTTTGATGTGGACAACGTGGAGGTGAGAGAGATGTGGCCGATAGCCCGGCTGATCCCTTTTCAGTACTCCACGACCCAGGCTTACATCCTCGAACTTACCGATTACAACTTGCGGGTGTATAAAGACGGGGGGATAATCGTTGACGGATCGGACCCCGTCGAGGTCGCCACCCCCTGGTCCGAGGCGCAGATTTTCGACGTTAATTTCACACAAAGCGCAGATGTCATGTATATGGTCCACGAGTCAGTGGCCCCGTACAAGCTGACTCGGTCCTCGCATACGTCCTGGACGCTGACGGCCGTGTCCTTCACCTCCGCACCGGCCGCCTGGGCGGCGTCGGACTACCCGAGCCAAGCAACTTTTTTCGAGGAGCGGCTGTGCTTTGCTTGTTCTCCCAGCTACCCGCAAACCATTTGGATGTCGAAGTCCGGGAGCTATGAGGACTTCGGCGTAAGCGATCCGGTCGTTGACAGCGACGCCTGCACCTACACGATCAGCGCGGATGAAGTGAATGCCATCCGCTGGCTGGTCTCGCAAAAGAAACTGCTGATCGGCACAGTGGGCGGCGAATGGTGGCTTAACGGCGGCTCCGGCTCAGACATTGTTACGCCCGACGCGGTTCTAGTCCGAAGAGAGACCGTCCACGGCTCGGCGGCCATTCAGCCGCTGGTCATCGGCAATGTGGTTCTTTTTTTACAACGAGATGGCAGCCAGACATACGGCAAGCGCCTGCGCGAATTTGTGTACTCGCTGGAGGCCGACGGATACCAGGCCCCCGACCTGACCGTGTTAGCCGGCCACATGACACACAATAGCCCCATCAAGTCCTGGGGGTTCCAGCAGACCCCGAACGGCATTGCTTGGATGGTGCGCGAAGACGGCGTCCTGATAGCCATGACTTACCAACGTGACCACAATATCGTCGGTTTTTCCAGACACATCACTGACGGCGAGTTTGAAAGCGTGGCTTCAATCCCCGGCGACAACGACGACGAAGTGTGGGCGGTCGTGTCCAGATACGCCCAGACCACCGGTTCGACCATGGTCGTCAAACGATTCGTGGAGAGAATGGACCCGGAGTTTAGCCCCTGCCAGGAAGAAGGGGTTTGTGCCACGCGAGACGCTTTTTTTGTGGATGCGGGGCTGACCCACGACGATCCCGTGGACATCTCCGACATCACCTCCGCCGACCCCGTGGTGGTGACCGCGACCGCCCACGGACTAACGACCGGGGACACAGTCCTGATCACGGGGATCGAGGGGCACACCGTGGACGGGACCAGTTACGGCACGACCGACCTCAACGGCAACAAATACGAGGTCACGGTGACCGACGCCGACCATTTCTCTCTGGCTGACCCGCTGACCGGCGAGAATATAGACGGGAGCACCTGGCCCGCCTACACGTCCGGCGGAGAGGTCCGCAAGCTCAAAACTTCTTTCACGGGGATGGACCATTTGGCCGGACGCGATATTGCCATCCTGGCCGACGGAGCCCCCAGGGACAATGCCACTGTGGATTCCAACGGGGCTTTTACCCTGACCGAACCAGCAGCAACGGTCCATGCCGGGCTCCCTTACAACACCAACATCAAGACCTTGCGTCTTGAGGGCGGAGTCCAGACCGGGACAGCCCAGGGCAAAACAAAACGCATCATGTCCGTGACCCTCAGACTCCATGAAACCCTCGGGGTTGCCTGCGGCCCTGACGCAGAGACTTTGCAATGGATTGATTTTCGCAATGCTGAGGATCGGGCCGACGCTCCCCCAGCCCTGTTTTCCGGGGACAAGAGGATTTGTTTTTCGGGCGGCTACGACAGGGAGGGACAGGTCTATGTCCGGCAGTCTTATCCCCTGCCGTTTACACTGTTGGGTGTTATGCCCGAAGGGGTCGTGTATGGAAATTAGGATTGAGCCTGCAATCCCCGAAGACGCGATTGCGGTCGCAAGAGGTCTGCGCGAGGGAGACCTCGGAGAACTCCGGGCCGTGCACGGCGACGACATGGACCCGGTCCAGGTGATCAAGGAGGCGGTCCGGACCAGCGACTACGCATGGACAGTTTTCAAAGAGGGGGATGTCCCCCTCGGAATTTTTGGGCTCAGGGGTTACGGCGATTATGTCTTGACCGGCATTGCCTGGGTCCTGTTGACCGACGCCGTGGAAGAGACACCCCTTTTGTGCATGAGGGTCAGCAGATGGATTTTGGCTAGGATGCACGACATCTACCCGTGCCTTCTCAACATGGTCTGGAAGGGCAACGCCAAGTCCCTGAAATGGCTGAAGGCTCTCGGTTTCACGGTGTCCGAACCCCCGGTTCCTTATGGACCGAGGGGCGAAGAGTTTTATCCGATCCAAAGGGAGCGAAAAGATGTGTGACCCGGCGACGGCGACTTTGGTTATTGCGGGGACATCGGCGGTCCTGGGCACTGCGTCCAGCATAATGCAAGGCCAGGCCCAGGCTGAGGCCGCATCCTACAACGCCCAGGTTGCTCGGATCAACGCCGAGGCGGCCGCCCGAGACAGGGATGCCCGTGCGCAAATCCTTGAGAAGCAGGCCCAACAAAGGGAATACAAGGCTGAATACGAGGCATCGCTGCTGCGGCGCAAGCTGGCGGCCATTCAGGGGGCCGCCCGGGCCAGGGCGGCAGCCTCGGGGGTGCAGATTGATTCGGGCTCGCCCTTGGCCGTGGCCGAGGACATCGCCAAGGAAGGAGCCATGGACATCGAGATGACCCTATATAATGGGGCGTTTGACGCATGGAATCTGCGAAACGAACGATTTTTTGCGGAGCAGTCGGGAAACGTTCGGGTGGCCAGCTACCAAAACGAGGCTGGGCTGCTTGAGGCTCAGTCTCATTACGACCCGACCATGGACTTGTTGGCCGGGGGGGTGACGTTCGGATCGGCGGCAACCTCTTTCTGGGGCGAGAAGAGCTCGACCACGAAGGCCCCTCGGTTTGCTGCATATGATGGACCTCGCTGGGTAAAGGGGACGGTGGGCCGATGAAAGTAAAGAGAATTGAGGCTAGCAAGTTGCCGACTTCTGCGGCCAGGGCGCTGCCCGACCGCACGGTTTTGCGTTCCGGCGGTGCCACGGCCACGGCCTTCGGGGGGGACATGGCCCGGTCCCTGGCCGGGGTTGCAAACGCCTCCGATTCCTTGGCCCGGGCTATCCACGCCCGAGAGGTCAAACAACAGCAAGAGGCTGACCATCTCGCGGTCATGGAGGCCTATGTCGCCGCGAGCCAAAAGGAGCAAGAGTTCCTCTTAAACCCTGACACGGGGTTGTTAAATCTCCAGTACGGCGAGGCCCGAGGCATAACCCGTGCCGGGCAGGAGTTCTACAACACCGAAGGGCGCAGGATTCAAGAGGAGGTGCTGGAAAACGAAAACCAGCGGGCCATGTTCTATCAGATGTGGGGGCGAAGCATGATCTCGGGGGCCGAGAGCCTGGCAAAACACGAGACCGCGCAGATCAACGCCCAGAAAGTCAACGCTACAGGCGACACGGTTAACACATTCGCAGAGCAGGCCCGCATCCATGGGTTCAGTCCTGAGCTTATCCAGGATCAGGTCAAAATGATCCAGCAATCCGTTGGCGCGCTATATCAAAATAAGCAGGTTCGGGCTGATGCCCTGGAGGCGGCCGCGACCGACTATCTCTCGATGGTCGTTCAAGCCCAGGCCCAGGAAGACCCCATTCTGGCCCGGCAGACCCTGGACAAATATGAACACCTGGTCCGCCCCGATGTCGCCACAAAGCTGAAAGCGGTCCTGCAGGACAAGGTCGAAGCCAGGGAGATGCAGGAGACTTTGAACGAGGTGACGGGTCGGCACGGCCAAGACTATGACGCGATGATTGCCGAGGTTGGAGAAAAATTCGCCGATGAGCCCTACAGGTACCGCGAAGCCGTCAGCTATATTGAGTTTCTGCGCGCCAAGGAAGAGGCGGCCAAAAGACGGGCCAAAGCCGAGGAGGCCGAGGCAAGGAAGCAGCGAATCGAGGAACTGCAGGCCCAAAACAACCTAACACCGGAACAACTGGAACAGGCAGGCCTTACCCCGGAGCAGGCCTCCGCGATGTACGCATCCATGGACCCGGACCTCGTGACCAACCTGGGGCACTACAACCTGCTTTCCGAGATCATTGAGAACTCGGTGGCGAAAGGAACGCCCATTACGGCCGACGATCTCCTCTACGGATACACCGACTTCCATGTCAAATGGGAAGATCGGTTGGCGTTGGTCGAGTACATGAACAAGGCCTCGACATCCGCAGGCAAGGCCGTGGACGCATCAGATAAAGCGGCCGACAAGATCAACAAACAATATCAAGACATGGCCATTGATTACCTGCAAGCTGCCGCCGCGACGGAAGAATACGGACTAAACAAGGAGAATGTTGAACAATTTATCGCGGTGCTGAGGGATCGCGTGTTACGGGGCGAGCTGCAAGGCCGCGACATCCTGGAATATGCCCAGCAGAGTTTGACCACGGCCTATTTCGAGGATCGCACCTTCCTGCCCGACAAGCCCGTCTATACCTGGCAACAGGAAGTCGCCAGGTCGGGATTAAGAGCCCCCTCCCCGGAGCAGACCATGTCCGAGGTCGTGGGCGAGGAGATGGACATCAACCTGCAGAATTACTACCGGGAGCACCTGTCGAAAATAACCGGGGTCCCGGCTCGGGCTATTGACCCCGCAATGCTGCGATCGGCCTATTTCGAAACCATCAACACCCCGAGGCCCGAAGGGGTCCCGCAAGACAGCATCTGTTACGACGGGGTTTGGTTTGGATTTAACAGTGAAACGGGGGCGTATGGCGCCTTCTTTGTGAATGGAGAGAAGTAGCTGTGAAGGTTGTCTGGCGTCCCCTGAGCGAAGTCCCGAACCCTCAAGCCCAAAGGGTCACATTCGTGCCTCTGAAGACCGGCGGGGCTGAGACTTCGCCGGCGGAAGCTTATTCCACGGCCAAGTTCGCCGTGCCCAACGCGGCCGACAATCGGAGCACGGAAGCAGAGATCGAGGCACAGAGGGAGAGGTTCGACTTTTTCAAGAGCCGTCCGGCGGTCAACCGAGGGGCGGGGCGGCCCGGCCAACAGTTTCAATTCATGGACGTCCGGGACATTGTCAAAAAAATTGAGGAGGTCCCTGTTTTGGGCGAGTTTGTTGCCCGAAACATGTCCCTGGTCCTCGACGATCTGCCGGTCCTGGCCGAAATGGACGAGGTGGCCAGAAAGTCCCGGCCCGAAGAGCGGTTACAGGAACACCTGGTCGAGGAGTTATACAATCTCTCAGAGGCCCCGCAGCAGATTCAGCCCTTCGGGTTCGAGGCCCAAAAACCCCGGGAATCCGCGCATCTCACGGACATTGTGGTCACGCCCGTGGGCGAGTTTTCCCTGGCGGACCCGGCCACGCCTCCGACAATCAGGGATTGGGCCGAAAGAACCGGCCAGCCCCGGTTCGACAGGTTGCCGCCGGGCTTTCTGGAGAAGACTGCCGCAGCTTGGGGATATAGCAAGTATCAGTCCCGGCTAGGGCACGCGGCGCGAGAATACATCGAGACGCGCTCCCCGGAGAGCGCGGCCCGCGTCCGGGAATTGATAGCGTCAAGGCCGACTCCGCCCGTTACCCCTGACACGAATTTGTTGGGGAAAATCTGGTACGGGGGCATTGCGGCGGGCGGGGCATCAATGTGGGAAGGGTTCTTGTCTTCCCAGGCCAGGGGACTGGCCGCGGCGACCGCTGTTGGTGTTGCCGCTGCCGGACTGGAGGCCGCCCCTGGCGCTGGAACGCTTGCACACGGGGCTATTACGGGGGGGGCCTACGCGGTTGGCTCCATTTCCGGCCTCTTTGATTACATGGGAGGCATCGAGGGCGGCCTGGCCGCGGCCGAGCTGATGGAACAGTGGGACAGGCTCGGCCAGCCATGGGACTACAACCTGCTGTGCAAAGTCTATGCGGGCACCTATCTTGTCAACGGCGCACTAGAGACCCTGGGCACCGGGGCCATGATCAGGGCGTTCCCCGGGGGCAGACGGGCGATCTCCCGAATCACCAATCGAGCCGTCAGGGAAGCGGTGCGGCGCGGTCCAATCCGGACGGGGGTTCGCAATTTTGCCCAGGGGTGGGCAGGCGAGTTCTCGACAGAGACGCTTCAAAACTTCGCTACCAACCTGGCCACAAACTGGGCGGCCCGCCAAAGCAACCGCTGGAACGGAACGACATTACCCACCCAGAGTTTTGTGGACGTGGTGGCAGAGACCGTTTCCGAGACTCCAGACCTGGCCACGGCGACGGCCCTGTTCCCGATGCTCGGCGGAGGGGCCACCGTGGTTACCGAGGCCGCACGGGGGCTCTCCCAGATTGACGCTCTTTCCGACCCTATCCGGCGGTCCCGGCTGGCCTCAGAACTTCCCGCAAAATTCGAGGAGCTGCTCCAGGGATACGTCGAAAAAGGCGTCCTGCCGAAAGATATATTCCTCAATCCCCGCGAGCTCCAGGCCTTGTTTCAAGACGACCTCACAGGGCTGACCCAGCTTCTCAAAGACATAGAGATGTCCCAGGAAGATTTTCAAGAGTATCTGGACTTGAATATGGAGATCAAGGTTCCGGGGAGAAAGCTCGGCCGTCTCTTGAACAACGAGAAGTCCGGCGAATTGAAGCAAATGGCCTCGGTTTGGCCCATGAACAGAGGGGAGCCTGTAAGTCGGGCCGAGACGCGGGAACAGACGGAGCAGGCCGAAGCTCAAGAAATCACCCCTCCTCTCGATCCGGCTCAGCGGGTCAGCCTGGAGACACTGTTTCAGGAGGTGGAAGTTGACGAGCAGGGCAGAACCTCTTCCGAGTGGAGGGACGCCCTGGTTGAAAGCTGGGTCGGCCAGGGCGTCCCAAGGCGCGAGGCCCAGGCCAACGCGGCCTTGATTGACGCTAACGCCCGGGTTTGGTCCCTGGCCACAAACAGACCTGTCTCCGACTACTACGCGAAAATGGGTTATAAGCTGCGCAGAATGAGCTTTGAGGAGGTCCTGGAGCGCACCCACCGCCAGGTCGCACCGGAGATGACCTGGGGAGATTTTCGGGAGAAGGTGAGCGCTGACCCGGAGTTCAGGCAGCGCGTCTTTTCTCATGCCCGGCTTCGGCCGGAAGACGCCCCGACCATTCCGGCGGATGAGGTCATTGCGGGGTTCACCCGGAGCGACCTGGGGCAAAAGCTGATTGACTTGACCGGATTCTCCGAACAGGAGGTGCTTAACTACGTCCAGGGTGCGCTCCAGGCTTACGAAACAGGCGAGGTCCGAGACGTGGTGGAGGGGTTGCTGGTTTCGGCCCGTAAGGCCGCAAAAGATGCCGGATACACCGACGAGCAGATACAGCAGATCGAGCAGCGGCTGTATGAGATTGAGTCCAAGGTCAACGATCTCATGGAAGAGGTCGGGGGTAAAGACGCTCTTTTTCAAGAACAAACCAGCACAGACAAGGACATTGTCAAGCCTCTCCAGGACTCCCTCGGTTTTTATTCACCCCTGGCTCGCGCTATTGAGGGCATGGACTTTAAGACCATCCCCGCCAAGGACCTGATCAGCCGGATTAAAAAAACCCCCGGTATCAAGCAGGAAGAACTTGACGACCTGGGGTTGTTCGACTGGCTTGAAGGCGTCGAGGGCAAGGTCAGCAAGGATCAGGTGCTGGCGTTCATCGAAGAAGGGGGGCCGAAGCTGGAAGAGGTGGTCAATCGTGAAGAAGTGGCCGAAGAGTTTGAAGAAGACATGGTCACGGTGTACGGCGACGCAGACGAGGGCTTTTACTACATGCTTAAGGTCGGAGACCGTGAGTCCAACCAAGGCCCCTTTGATACCGAAGAGGAGGCCATGGACGCGGCTCGTCAGTGGTATGAGGAACACGTTGAGGGCGACAATTACGAGGCCAAGTACTCCATGCATCAGCTCCCTGGCGGCGAGAACTACCGCGAGGTGCGGATCATAATTCCGGGGGGCGACTACGCCTCCAGCCATTGGGACGAGTTCGGGGTCGTGGTCCACTTCCGGATTAACGACCGCGTGGATAAGGACGGCAAGCGCTCCTTGTTTATCGAGGAGATTCAGAGCGACTGGCACCAGGAGGGCAGAAAAAAAGGGTATGGGCCACAAGAAAGCCGAGAGGAGTTTGAAGCTCGGAATGCCGAAGCCAGACAGATAGCGTCCGGGGTTGTCTACAACGGGAACGAGTATTTTGACATATCCGGCCTTTCAGCCGCACAACAGGAACGGGCGCGGTATCTTGAATGGTACGCCCAAGCTGGCATCCTAAGGGGCGACGAGGTCGCGGAGTGGGCGAATCTGATGGCCGAGGCGCGACCCGCGACCGCAGAGCGGTTGGCGGCAGTTCGGGAAGCCCGTGCTAACTGGGGCGGAGAAGAATACGACCCTGGCATCCCCGACGCACCCTTCAAGAAGTCCTGGGCGCTTCTGGCCTTCAAGCGCGTCCTTCGCATGGCCGCCAGGGAAGGCTATGACGCCGTGGCCTGGACGCCGGGAGAAGTGCAGTTCAACCGCTGGGGAAGCGAAGAGATCGCGTGGAAAAAGGTCAGAGGCGGGTTTTACCTCCGCGACAAGCATAGTGGGCGCCGAAGCCCCCTTTTTGAAACGCGGGAGCAAGCAGAGGCACAACTGGCTACGATGCCCCCCAGCATGGCGTCGGACCTTGAGATCGAAGAAGCTGCAGGATCGTGGACCGTAGCGGCCACGGAGCAGCTCGGCGGCAGAACCGGCGGCATCAACATCGAAGAAGAAGCCCGGCGCCGGGGAGAATTGCTGGAAACCAGCGGGCAAGCCATCACATCCAAGGAAGAACTCGCAAATATCGCCAAATCCGTCCTGTCCCGTGAGAACACCCCGGAACAGATAGACAAGATCGTGGACCGCGTTTGGGAGCGGATGCAGAATGAAGAAGAGGGGAGCTCCCTGCCCCGCAAGGAAGGCATGGAGGGCTTTTACGACAAGATTTTGCCCAAGGAAGTCGGCAAGTACATCAAGAAGCTCGACAAGAAGGCCAAGGTGGGGACGACAGAAATCTCCACGAGAGGCCGTGGAGGCGGTCAAGAAGTCTGGACCGTGCCCGTCACCGACAAGATGCGGGACGAGATTCTGGAGCAAGGACAGCCCCTGTACCAGGAAAAGCGGTTCCCCACCCCCCGCGGGGCCATGGTCAGGGAAGACGGCCAGGCCGTCATTTATCTTTTCGAGCGAGCCGACAGGTCCACTCTCCCGCACGAGGTCGGGCACGTCTTCCGCCAGGTCCTCGAAGAACTCGCATTAGACGAGGCCACGCCTCAGTGGTGCAAGGATGATTGGGCCAAGGCTTGTTCTTTTGTCGGGGCCAGGGTCGGGAAAGAATGGACCCGGAAACAAGAAGAGAAGTGGGCCAGGGCGTTCGAGCAGTACCTGTTTGAAGGCAAGGCCCCGTCTCCGGAGCTCCGCAGCGTGTTCCAGACTTTCAGGCGTTGGCTGCTGGCCGTCTATCACAAGATCCTCGGCTTGGGCATAAAGCTCGATCCGGAGATTGAGGGAGTTTTTCAGCGGATGTTGGCTACTGAAGCCGAGATAGAGGACGCCAAGCAGACGGCCGAGGTTGTGCCGGTCGTGGGGCGAGAGGCCGGGGAAGATTACCAGACGCTGCTCAATCAGGTCAACACCCTGGCCGCGGACAAAATCGAACAGCGTAGGACCTCCGAGTTGGCCAGAATGGAGAAGCAATGGGCAAAAGAAGCCAAACAGGTCGCCAAGAACGACCCTCGCAACATGCGCTTGGATAAGATTGTCAAGGCTGGGGGGGTATCCAGAGCGGCCCTCCTGGACGCAGGCATTGACGAAGAGGCAATCGGCAAGCTGGCTAAGATGCGCCGAGGTCTGGTCAAGAAGGAAGGTGGGCAGACCCCGCAGGCCCTGGGATTTGATTCGGCACCCGAGATGGTCAAGTGGGGGCTAAAGGTCAAACCGCGGCAATCCATCGCGGAGGCCTATATCGCCCGGTCTCGTGATGCGTGGGAAGCCAACTGGTCCGCCGCCGACGCGGTGGTAACCGAAGAACTGGAGCGTCTGGCCGAGATGGAGAGCGAGATATTGGCCAAGGCGGTTCAAAGGCGCAACCTCCAGGGGACCAGGCTCAAGACCTTTGTCGAGGAGCAGGTGGGAAAGCGCAAGGTCAAGGACATTTTAGGCGACTACCGCAACCTGATCGCAGTCTTGAAGCGCGAGGCCCAGGCCGCCAGAAGGGCCTACAGGCTGGGGCAAAAAGAAGAAGCCCTGGTCTCCAATGAAAAGCGCAGGATGGCTCTCGCCAAGCTCCGCGCCCAGCAATCGGCCCGCCAAGAAGTTCAGAAAATCCTCAAAAGGGTCAAGAGAGTTGCCGGGCAGGGCAACATCGCATGGGATTGGCATGAGCAGGTTTTAGCCCTGGTTGAACAGTTCGGGCTGGGGACAAAAACCATGATTCCCCGCCGACCGGAAGAGATGCCGACGTTGCGAGACTTTTTGACCAGAAAATTGAACGAATCCAGGATTGAGGACGACAGCGAACCGACGCTGGACATCCCCATCGCCGATTGGATTTTGGCCACACCCCAACGCGGCTTGAGGAAACCAAAGGATTACACTCTGGAACAACTTCGCGATCTGGACGAAGCCGTCCGTTTTTTGGCCCACCAGGGCGTCAGAGAAGGCCAAATTCGACACGGAGAGAGGCTGATGAACCTGGAGTTCGCCGCCCAGGCTTGCGCCGAGCCGATGCAAAAGCGCAAACGCCAAATCCGGGCACTGACGGAACGGCAGCTAAAAACTTTCTTCGGCAAGGTCCGGGCATGGGGGAGGCGGTTTATCGCAGAGCTCTTGAAACCCGAGTATCTTGTGGACTCCGCCGACGGCTACAGCTTGAAGAAGGGGGTTGTCCCGGATGAACAGCGCCCGAACTACACGCATATCACCCGCCGGCTGGTCCAGGCCCGGGAAGACGAGACCGTTCTTTGGGAAGTTTATCAACAGAGAATATCGGCCCTCTTGGAAAATTTCGACCCGGGCAGGTTGAAATACGACATAGACGTGCCTCTGCCGAATGATGTGGCCCACTTTTGGGAAGGCCTTTGGAACAAGGAGAAGATAATCGCCGTGGCCCTTAACATGGGCAACGAGGGCAACCGAAACGCGCTGATGAAGGGCTACGGATGGGAGCAGGAGCATCTGGACAAGATCGTCAGTTACCTGGATGACGCCGACTGGGATTTTGTCGAACAGGTGTGGGAGCTTGTTGACGAGATGTTTCCGCGCGTTGACCAAGCTTACTTCAATCTGCATGGGGTCAAGATGAAGAAGGTCAGGGCCGAACCGTTTGTCACGCCGAACGGGCGCACGGTGCGGGGCGGCTATTACCCCTTGATTTTTGACAGGCGGTTTTCTGACCGGGCTGCAGAGCACATTGAGCAAGAGGACCTGATGAATCGCCAAGAAGCGGTTTATCAAAAGCCGAACGCCAGAAGCGGGTTCACCAAGGCGCGCAAGGGGGGGACTCTCCCTCCTGTTTTGAACTTGAACGTTTTTGTTCGGCATCTTTCCGACTCCATTCATTACGCTACGCACGCCGAGGCGGTGGCCGACGTCCACAAGTTGATCAAGACCGAAACATACAAGGAGGCTTTTGTCGGCGCTTTTGGCCGCGAGGCCTACGACCAACTGACCCCGTGGCTCAGACACATCGCCAGACCGAACCAGACCAAGACCGATCCCACGGAACAAGTGATGGGGTGGATCCACGCGAGAGCCTCAATCTACGTGCTCGGCCTTAATGCCAGTGTCGCCCTGAAGCAGCCTGCGGGAGTTTTTCATACGGCAAAAGAGGTCGGTTTTAGGGAGATTTTCAGGGCCTCCGGCCAAATGGTCACCAGTGGCCGCGAGATGATCGAAATGATTCAGTCTTTGTCCCCGGCCATGAAGCATCGCGCCAGGAATCTGGACAAGGAAATCAGGCGATCCCTGGACCGTTTTTTTGTTGAGAACGTGAGGACCGTCAAACTCGGCAAACGGCATTTCGGCCGCCAAGAATTTGAAGAAATGATGTACTGGTTTATTGTCGCGGGGGACGCGGTCCACATTTACCCCGGCTGGCTAGCGGCCTACAACCGTGGCATGGAGCAAACCGGCGGCGACATCGAGGCCTCGGCCAGGTATGCCGATGAAGTGATCAGAAAAAAACAACCATCCGGGCACCCCATGGACCTGGCGGCATTTCAGCGCGACCGGCACGGGATCAAGATGCTCTTCAATTTTTGCTCCAGTTTCACCATGCAGTTTTTGAACTCGCAGATGTTCCATTTCCGGGAATGGCGGGCCGGGACCATGTCCACCCGAGAGTGGGCCAGGCACTTTGTGTTTGAGTGGGTTATGCCGCAAATGGCCATCAGCTTTGCATTCGCGCTTTTGACCGGAGACTGGCCCGACCTGGACGACCTGCTCTTTGATCTGGGGTTACACTGGATTTCTGGCATCCCGGGCTTGAGAAACATGGCCGGGTATGCCTTCAACAGGTCTGTCACCAGGTCGGCCCCGACGGACATGATTGACCGGATCGTGCAAGACACTCACCGGGCCATCACGTTCGGCACTCACGTGGCCAAAGGTGAACTGGATGAAGAAGAGGGAAAGAAGGTGATCTGGGGCGCTCTCGATTCCATCGGTTTTTTGGCTGGGGTACCGACTAAATGGGCGCATCGAGCGGCCCAGGGGGTGGAGAAATGGAAAGAGGGGTCCATAAACCCCATGAACTTTCTTATTTATGCCCCCCCGGACAAAAACAAAAAAGACAGCTTTAGCGGGAGATAAGGACCATGACTCTTGAATCCACCAGCAACGTCAAGGCCTATGTCGGGAACGGGAGCCAGACCGAATTCGACTATGACTTTTTGATTTTGGACGAGGATGACCTCAGCGTCTACCACCGGGATTCGGATGGGAATGAGACATTGCTCACCAAAGACACCGATTACTCGGTGGACAGCGGGGTGGGTGAAGACGAGGGGGGGACCATCACATTTCCTTTGGCCGGGTCCACCTTTAGCACCCTGGCCTCCGACGAAACCCTGACTTTGGCCCGGGAGGTCCCATACACGCAGGAGAAAGCTTTCGGCTCCTACTACAGCTTGCCCACATCGGAAATAGAGGCCGCGCTGGACCGCACCGTGATGCTGGCGCAACAACTTAAAGAGGAGTTGGACCGCACCCTGAAATACTCCATCACCGTGCCCGAGGATGAGCGCGAAGACGTCAACGACCTGATCACCACGATCAGCGGCTATGCGACCGATGCCGAAGCATCCAAGGTCGCGGCAGAGGCGGCCGAAGTCAATGCCGAGGCGGCCGAAGACTCTGCAGTGGCGGCTGCGGCCAAGGTGCCGGACGTGGCGGCGGGGGACGCGGACAAGGTGCTGCAGGTCAAGGATGACGAATCCGGGGCGGAGTGGAACGCGTTGTCCGCGATCATTACGAGCCTGTACGCCAGCGGTTCGGCCAAGGTTGCGGCCAACGCCAACGGCGCGGTTGTGACAGGTCGCATCTATCAGACAGAGGGATACCAAGAATTGTTCGTGCCCGCTGGGGCCATGATCCCCAGGGATACCAACGGGGCCACGGCGGCTACGGTGGAATTGGCAACCAACGACATTATGCTTGACGTGTACGACTTCGACGGGGCCACGTCCGAGGGCGTGGGATTCTGGCTATCCCCGCCTCCCGAATGGGACCGAACGACATTGAAAGTAAAACCTGTCTGGATGCCCGCGTCCGGGGCGTCCGGGGGAGATGGGGTCTCTTGGGAGATTAAAACAAGATCGGTCGGTGATGACGGCGCTCTCGACAGTGCCCTAAATGCCGGGGCAAATTGTGATGATTCGGTTACTGCTGGCACGTCCGGTGATCTTCACATCGGCTCCGCCACGTCCTTAACCGTCTCACACTCCATAGGCGATGTTATGTACGTCGAGGTCAGCCGCGACGTTGCGGACGCTGGCGACGACATGACCGAAGACGCCCGGCTCATCGGGCTGATTGTGCAGTTTAAGCTCTCCAACGATCAAAACCCGTGGTAAGGAGATGAACATGGAGTATCGCAAGGTTCTTAATGGTCAACTCACCGGCGAAGTTAAAATCTTGCCGGATGAGTTCAATCCCGTGATTGTGGACCATCCCACAAAAGGAACGTGGTTGCCGGTGGTGGATGAACCTTTCCCTGATTATGACCCCGAGACGCAAAAACTCGGTCCGGTTCAATACCGCATTAAAGCGGGCGATATTACAAGATTTCGGGAAGTCATAAACCTCACGCCGGACGAAATTGCGGAACGAGTACGCATGAAATTGGAGGACGCCGACGGCAAAATGGCCCGGGTGGTCGAGGACTTGGTTGACGCTCTGGTGGCCAAGGGGGTGATCACCCTGTCCGACCTGCCCCAAGAGGCCCAGGACAAGATAGCCGAACGAAACGCTTTAAGGGAGAAGCTATAAAGATGTTTCTTCCTCATCGCAGAAAACATCACAGAAATCCGTTTAATTTCGGCGGGGCGTTGGTGCTGGAGTGGAAACTGGAAAACAACCTCTTGGATACCAGCGGGAACGGATACAACGGCACGGCTCCCAATGGCGTTTCCTATCTCACTGGAGCGGTGGGAATTGGGGCAGACCTTGAATACTCGACACCGCAATACATCACGAGTGCCCTGTCCGCCTTGACCCCGCCGTATGCGTTTTCATTTCACGTGATGATGCACCGGACGGCAACCACGGAAATTATTGCGGACTGGGGCGATTTCGTAATACTTACTGACACGTCAACGTATTTCCGGGTAACAAACCAGTCCACTGTAAGCGTTGACAATAAATATTTCGAGTTTTCTTCGCTGACCTGGTACCACGTCGCGGTAAATGTCAATTCGGCCACTGGCGGGGATTTGAACCTGTACGTGGATAACGTCGAGAAAACAACCGTTGTGGCAGGGAACCCCAACGGTTCGGCAAGCGCATTCCAAGTAGGGATACGTGGCGACAACACGTTTCCGTTCGACGGCAAGGTGGACCAGGTCCGGATTTACAACCGCGTGTTGACCACGGATGAAATCGCGGCGTTGTATGGGGAGAACTAGCCATGATCCCTTTGCCTTCGGGCTGGAGAGAGACGTACCGCCTCAACATACGCAAGATTTGGTCGGGGTGTTTCGCAAACTTCGACGCCGACAGGCAGGTCATTCGGGTGCATCTCCCCAAATGGGCGATGCGCGGCCCGCTGGCATTGGTGGTCGAGCACGAAAGATGTCACGCATGGGGCATTCCGGCTTCGGGATGCGTCGCAGGAGACCCGGACTGTCTCATGTTCGAGCTTGTCGGCAACCAAGATGGATGGGCCGAAAAACGCCGGGCGATCAGACACAACCTTGACTGGTGGAACGTTCGCCCCTGCCCCAAATGTCGCGCCCTGCTTAGGGCGATGGGAGCTCCGATATGAAAAAAACAATCCTGGCAATTGTCCTGCTTTTCAGCCTGGTCGGCATATCGGTTTGGGAGCTCGTTGAAAAATACGCGATCACATTCTTTAAAGCCCGAGGCGAGTTGTAGCAGCTATCGCCTAACAAGATTTTGGAGGGCGACCTCGTAAAGCGCTAGCACGCCTTCCTTAGAACCCCAAGACTTGCATTCAGGCGCGGCATAGAAAATGCTTGAATCTTGATGAAGCCTGAGGCAATGATTAATTTCTAGCTAGAACGTGTCCGGGCGCGAGGGAAAGAAGATGTGCAAACTTGAGCAAGAATTCCAGTTTTATTTGGATCATCAGGACGAACTGGTTAAGAAATACCGCGGTAAAGTTATTGCCATCAAGGGCGATCGGGTACTTGGGGTTTATGACGATGAAATCGAGGCTATACAAAAAACCGCCCAAGACCATGAGCTCGGCACTTTTCTTGTTCAAAAATGTGAACCTGGAGAGGAAAGTTATACCCAGACATTCCACTCACAGGTAGTATTCGTGTAGCCAAATGGGTAAATCTTTCACCCCGCAATGCTTCACCACTATCTTTCCCGGCCTATCCCACGTACTTTGCAACGAGGTGTTGGGCCTCAATCAGAATAGAAGTTGTGGCGATCCGGGCCATAAACGGAACAGCCGTTGAAACCAATGCCGTCAGGCAAGGACAGCCGTAGCGGCGACTCTTGTTGACTCATGGGCAACCGGGAACGCGACTGGTTGGGGCGCTGACTCTCTCCACCTTGCGCAGCTCAAGGGCGGGGTCGTATTCAGGTTGCGGCGCGGCAACCAGAGACAGGATGACGACAAGCGCGAAAAAGGCGGTAATTGTACCAATTACGGAGATCGTGAAAATTTTCACAGAAGTCATTTTCTTTCGTTTATTTTAATCTTCCCAAGCGAGGTTGTCCCATATGGCAGGTCGTTGGCGTTGATGATGGCAAGCGTGGACGGCCCCGCCCAACTCTTGCTCGAAAAAAAGCAAGGCGTATTGGACTGTGTGTTGGTCCGGCCCGCCGCTCTTGTCGCTCTCTGAAGCTGAAATCGAATAAAAGACCGTTGACTGGTCGTCAAAGAAAATACCAATCTGCCCAGGCCTGGAGTCCGGATCGCGCTCGGCAGGAATTTCAATCTTGAATACCTGCCCCCATTTATAGAGCAAAACGTCGTACACTATATCGCCAAGCTGAAACCTCATTGTTTCCTCCTGTAATGGTTAAAAAAATGTCATCCAAAATATTTAATCGGACTTCTCATTTTTTAGATGTTCTTTTTATCCGCCCAAAAAGGCGGGCTGGCTTTAATGCGGGCGGCAACTTTTTGACGATCCGCCAACCATCACGAGAGTTTAGTGGAAACCGAAGGACCTCGGCCTCGTATTTGCCGCCCCGATAAACCTCTTCGTCGTCAGCGGATTTCAAGGCCGCCTCTCTCCTGGTCCAGACCCCCAGAACATAACTATGCTTTTGGCGGTCGCCCCAACGATACATGACAACGACATAGACCTTCATTTCAACCCCGCGAAGCTGTCGGCAGCAAGGTTCCATGGCTCAGTGGCACACCTCCCCATCCGTCATTTAATGCGCCCCAGGGCTGGTGCATCGTCAGGGCCTTCATTAAACACCCCTCCATAGCGGCATCTGGCGAAGCGCCGAGTCCGGCGCAACGATGTTGCCATCGTGGTCCAGGTAGCTAACTCCGTCAGACTTCGAGGCGGGCATATCCGCCTTGGCTTCTCCCTGCACATTCACGGCCGGGGTCTCGGAGTCGGCCCGGGTGATGACCAGCTTGGCCTTAACCACCCACTTATCGTCCTTGTCGTCGCCATTATTGGGGCTCATGCATACTCCGTGCGTGCAAATCCGCAAGGCATCATATAAGTCCTGCACGAAATGTCCCTTGTTGATCATGGCCACGGCGATGATCGCCCGGTGCTCGGCTTCGCAGTCCATAGGCATTCACATTTGTTCCAGCTCTCGCACGGCCTCGGTCAGTTCGTGGTCCAGCTCGTCCACGGTCTGGGAACAATCCTCCAGAACCCGGGCCAAAAACGGCGCGGGGTAGGGAAGTAGGGCTAGGTCAATATGGTCCTCAAATGAAATGGGATAATACAAACCTGTCAACATAAAGTTCTCCTTGTTTAGGCCTCTGCATCCTCAAAAGATTTAATCGCTTGTCGCATTTGTCCGTGAAGGATGGTGTCGCTTAATGTCGGCAAAACGGATTCCCTCAACAACTCAAGGCTCTGTTTGGAAGACAGGCCTAATACGTCTACGAGGGCAGTGATCATTCTTATCGTAGCTTCTTCCGCTCTGGACAATGCCTTCTTTCCGTCCATCTTCCGACAGACTGGACACTCAAAAGTAGCCGTTCCCCACGGGGCACAGGCCACCCAACGGTGCCCACAGTTGTGGCAACTCACATGCCCAGCCCATAATTCGCCATCCACAATTTGCCGAATGGTCATGGCCAGCTTTTCC